TGCCGTACCCGGATTGAGTACAGCCTTAGTTGGTCTTGACGTAGCCGATATTGTTGCTGGACCTGACAGCCTTGCGAACAAGGGTATGGATGCTGTTGCTATGGGCATAGGAGGAACGTTAGGTGCACTTGGCGGTCCACTTGGTGCCGCAGCTGGTGCAGGTCTAGGAAAGATGGCAAGTGATGCCACACAGTTTTTATTTGGCGGCGGTAAGTCTGCCGAACAACGTAAACTAGAAGAAGCACTTAAGTTATTACAACAGCGAGGATTAGTCTGATGGGCATTCAAGTCTTACCTCTAGTAACTGCCGCAGGCGCGGGTCTGTTGAAATCCGCCGCTGTTGGTGCAACAGGTGCTGGCTTAAGTCAAGGTGCATTAAGTATTCCTGGCGCACGTAATTTATTAGGATTGACCGTCGATGATATTGCAAGAGGAGAAGACTACGATTTAAACGATCCAAGCACCTATAGAGATGATATTGGCGATCATGTTAGATCCTGGTTTACTGGAGTATCAACAAAAGACGTAAAAGCAAAAGCAAGAGAACAAGCAATTAAAAAAGTAAATCAGGGATTAAGAACAAGGTACGACGCAATAAAAACTGGATATCAAACATTAGGATTGAAGGCTCCAGACGAAATAGAATTTCAATATGGCAAGGGAAATAACGAAGGCGATGAAACTACAGCAGCCGCAACTCAAAGAACAACACAACGTGAGCTGCAGCTGAAAGCACTTCAAGACGCTGCTGGAGCAGGCGTCGATATCCGTGGACTAGGTAATGCATCTGCTTCTGAAATCAAAAACGCAAAAAGACTGTTTGACGAAGGAGAAGCCGAGAAAAAACAACTAAAAATCTTTGCAAGACAAGATCAAAAAGAAGCACGACTAAGAGCTGACACACTACGTCAACAAATGAGACAGGATGCTCAAATTGAAGCAAATCGTGCCGCTCAGTTTCAAATCCAACAGATGCAGTTTGGATTAGAAAATCGTAGGCTAGATATGCAAGAAGCTCGCAATTTCCGCAATGATCGTCAGAAAGCAATCATGCAGATTATGCAAGGTTTCAAGCAAATGGGTAACGCTTTTGCTTACTAGAAATTAAGATTCGCAATAAAAGATTTGTTTAATTCTTCCCGTCCAGAGAGATGTTCTTTGGCTGGTCTTTCGTAATTACGTAAAAACCAATTTGCTGCTTGTACAGGGCTATTAAACTTGGTTTTTAAATATTCAGGAGCTCTATCGTCTTTAAGTCCATGAACAATCTGGGCTTTCCAGTTGGTTTTCCAGTCAGGAACATTATTAACCATCTTTTTATAGCGATCATCATACATTTGGAATAAACCCCCAGATTTACCACCATCGCCCATTACACCGGTTTGAAAACCTGATTCGCCTTTAATGTTAGCAAGGACCCCTTTAGCGTGAACATCAGAAACGCCTAAAGATTTCATATAGTCAAATACTTGTAAAGGTGTAGGATTAGAGTTATTAGAGCTTGCATTGGAAGGGAATACAGGAGAAGAAGTATTAGATTGTCCAGGAGTAGAAAACGTATTTGGCGTAGAGGAAGAAGAATCTAAAGTCCCAGTATTAGGCAATATGCGACCCTCCTTTTCATATTGCTCAAGCAGTTTTTTATTGAGTTCAGCATTAGTTTTAGCCTGTTCTGCTCGCTGCTTATCTAAATTAATTCTTGATTCATTGATCTTTTGTTGCTGTGCATTCAACGCAGCTTGATCCTTTTGTTGCTTTTTGGCCTCATCCATAATATATGCACCAGCAGCCACACTACCCGCCATTCGGTTCACACCCTCCATGCGCACAGCAGGACGCATAATGTCTTTAATAGCTTTATCCCTTTTAGTCTTAATATCTTTGGTCTTAGCCTCAACAACACCCTCAGTAGCTGTACTAGCCATTAATGCATTACGACGAGCTGCAGCAACTTTTTTTAAAGCTTCATTTGCATTGGCTTGTTTAATAACCGTATCAACTTGAAAACCAGTCTGCTGTGCAGTGTTATAGATTTCTGTAGCAGCATCTGTAACTGACTTAGCGCCGGTCAGGAAACTTCCACTCTGTACCGAATTAAACTGCATAACACTTCTACGCTTTATACATACATTGTACTTAGATAGAATGAATATAGTCTTGTAAAATTAATCTGAATCATGAGGACAGCAGATTTTAGAGATATCAATAAGAATGGTATTGATGACAGAGATGAAGGTAGTGAGTCGCAAGAAGGGGCAGCTACTAAACCAGAGGGCAGCTCTTCTAAAACAGAAGAGAGCTCTTCTAATCCGCAACAAGATGTGCAAAAAACATATGAAGGGATGAATACGTTTCAGCAGATGATGGAGAAATTTATGGGTACAGCTCAGAGTCCAGATGACAATTTAGGACGAGATATTAAATATGGCTTGATGGGAGATTTTATCGGTAAAGGGTTTGATAATGAGTTGACCAAAGGTATGGCTGAATTTCAGTCAGGCCTATATAAAGACAACGCTAAATTTGGTGCCGACCTAGAACTACGAAACCAACGTGATGCACGTGCTGACGAATTCGGTTACGGCATGAGAGCTATGGATAAGCAGTTTGAACTGCAAGATGAATACCAAAATCGAGAATTCGGTAGAAACGTTGGCTATATGCAATCTAGTGGTGAGCAGACCCGCAAGAACTACAGATCACAGGGTGTTGAGGATCGGCTTTCCAGAATTACGCAGGGTGAGCAGGATCGCCTGAATACCGCTGCAGTGGGTGACCAGGCACGTAAGAACTATGACTTCGAAGATAAAATAAATGCTCGTACTGAAAACCGAGCACAGGGCCGCTCTAACAGGCTTGCAAGAGGCTTCTGATGACCGTTGCACAATCCAAGACAGGGAAGGTATACGTCACTTATGTGGATCAGTGGCTTGATACCTTACCTGCCGCTGAGTCAGAAGACTTTAGAGAATTTGCTGAGATAACTCCATCGGTTATTGAAATTTGGGTATATGCAGGAATCTTGAAATATCCCGGCACATTTAACGATATGGCCCGATGGGTCAAAATGAAATTTAAAAAATTAAATCGCCGTGAGATACTTAATAGCGAAATTGCTGCTCTTCATTCCGATATACAAGACTTACGTATGGCCATTACCTCGGGAGAAATCAAAGGCTCGGATGGTGCGGCTCGTCTGGCTTCGTTGGAGAAGGAACTTCGTTCGCATATTGAAACGTCTGACCGGATGAATAAAACCACGGACAAGCGTGGATTAATCTTGGCTGGTGCTGATCGAGTAATGCGTGAACTTACAGCCATTTTTAAAGATGATCCACATTTTGCAGAACCTATGGATAATGCAATGAATGCTGTTTGGGCTAAGATTTATAGCGAGCTAAACTGATGTCAATCAATCGTCCTGAACTAAAAGAGCTGCCGTCAATAGTAGATGCAGGTTCATCAGGCATACGATTAGCAAATACCCTTCCCAAGGCTTTACCTCCAATTGATCAAGCTGGGTCTGGCACTTCAGCAAGACAAATGGCTGATGCAGAATTAAAGCGTGACATGGCCATAGCATTTGCAGAAACTAAAGCAATGGCAGCACGTAGTAAAGCAATTCAACGAATTAGAGATCAACAATATGAACGTAGAGCTAGAGACTATGGCTTAAAACGTTAAAGCGGAATATTAGTTAAACTTGGGGTAAAGGTTTAACTTATGGCAATACCTAGCGCTGCATTAGCTTATAGACGATCAGCTTTGATGACAGCGACAAAGGTAACTGTTAAAGCACCTAGCGAAGAGGTTTTAGAAGCAAGAGATAACTTTCAAGCGTTTTGTAAGTTTATGGGTAAGGCTCCAGCAAAGCATATGTTGGAGTGGCATGCAGAATTATGTACAGGGGAAGATAGCGAATGTCTACTAGGAATTGCAGGACCAAATACTTCGATCCTCGCACCCCGTGGATCTGCCAAAAGCACTGTCCTTGGTTTGTTTGCAGCTTGGATGATAGGCCGACATGCCGCTGCCAAGAAGATGCTGCGAATCTTGTACATTGCTTACATGGTCGATATTAGTCGTGCGAAGTCAGCGACCATTAAAGGCATTCTCAGCTCCCCAAAATACAGAGAAGTCTTTCCTATGGTGAGACTATCAAAGATAAAACGATCAGATGAATATTGGAGTATTGACTATGAATTTGCTGGAATTGATACAGCGGGTGAAGAAGCTTTTACAATTGCGTGTGGCGGTCTCAAAGGTGCAATCACCTCTAAACGATCGCAGCTGGTGCTTATTGATGACCCTATCAAATCTGCCGCTTCAATCAACAACCCAGACATTCGCCGTGAGATGGAACAGACTTGGTCTAACGTTATCGCACCAACGATGTTTCAAGGTGCACGGGCTATCTGTTTGGGAACCCGCTTCCACTTTAACGATATACACGCAACACTATTTGTCCCTAAAAACAATTGGAAGCAGATCGTTCAGCAAGCGGTCTTAACAGACGACGAGGGCAAACAACGTTCATACTGGCCAGAGTTTTGGTCTATGAAATATCTGAATGACCGGAAGCTTGAAGATAGAGTTGCCTTTGCATACCAGTATCTCAATGCAGCAGTCAGATCAACTGAAGTTGGAATTTCACCTGAGTTGATTATCAAAGGTGAAGTTCCAGAAGACTATGACTGTTTAGGCGTAGGTATTGATCTTAGTGCAGGGCTTCGTGAAAAGAACGACTGGACTGTAATGACGTTAGGTGGAATTAAAGAAGGCAGAATTTACATGATCGATCAGCGTCGTGCCCGCACCATGGGCAATCTTGAAAAGATGGACCTCCTCTGTGAGATGCTTGCAGACTGGAATATCCTTGCTGAAAACGATGAAGGTCAATTCTTTCCAACAATGTCGCCGTGCGTAATATGGCCTGAAGCTGTTGCTTATCAGAACTCATTTGAAGGTGATTTCAAAAGGGTAGTAATTGAACAACGTGCCTTATACAACTTGTCTGTATCTCCAGTAAAAGGATTTAAAGGTGACAAATTAGCCAGATTGCGAGGCGTTCTAGGATTATATGAAAATAAACGAGTTGTCTGGAATAAGTGGAGAAAGTGGAACGTCTTAGAAGATGAGCTACTGAACTTTGGTCATTCTCCGCATGATGATGCTGTTGATTCAATGGTATTAACTATGGGTGGTCTATTAAGAAGAGGGAACCTACAGATTGATTACAACAGTGATAGTTTTGATTTATAGATAACTGATGATAGAGGTAAGTATTAGCGGAAACTAAATATATCTGACTTTTGTACAATAAAGAGAGCTTTGATAGATAAATAGCCGATGTCTAAAAAACGGATGGCAGGGGAAGGTAACGTAGCCTCTTTTGTTGATTATTTAAATAACTACGATCGTACAGCTCGCGGTGCTGGTTCTAGTAAAGACACTGATCGTTTTAGTGCTTTAGATATTCGCCACGTTCATGACGCAGCCAAAGATTTTGGTCTAGATAAATATGAAGCGGCTGATCAAGTCATTCAATATGCACGTCGCAATGAAGACAACACCAAAATGGGCAGTAAAGCCGAAAATAGATTAGATAAATTAAGAGCAATGATGAAAAACCGCCCAGATGAAGAACAATCGGGCGATCCTGATAACAACAATACTCCTACTCCAGTAGAAACAACAACGCCAGCACAAGGCGGTCAGCAGACCGGTAACACAAGTAGTGGTGATAGCTCTATCAGTTCTCCTATTAATCAGGACAATGATATTTCTATTGACGGAAATAGTAATCAAGTAAGCCAGGACAATTCTATAAATCAATCTATTGATAGTAGAGATCAGTCAGATAATCGTCGCTACTACGGTGGAAGCAGCCGTACCTTTAATTACAGTGGTGGTGATGGCGAGAACAACTTGTATGACAGCCCTGTAAGTAAAGCAACTATGGGTGGCTTCTATGACACGGATGACAGCCCCGCAGCTGCAGCCAAGTTTATGGATATGTACATTGATTCAAATATGCTTGGTCAGAAAGATATGCGCAAGTCCTATGACAAGCGCAAGATCGATGACTATGGATCTAATAATCCTCAAAGATTGACTGAATTAGAAAACAACATGAATACGTCAATCGCTGATTCACGTAAGCGTGCCGAACAACGTAATCAAACATTGTTTGGCAATAACCCATTCGGTGGCAATTTCGAATTACCTCAAATTCCCCCTCCGACCGTAGATCGAACTAAAGAGATTTATGATCAAGCCATGGAAGATATTAAAGCTATCTAAACTAGTAATAACTAAAGGGCAATAATATGGCGAAAATGGCCGTTAAAGGTGAATTCCAACAAATCCTCTTAGCTGCCAAAGAGCGGCGAGGGGATTTGTCAGTAGACACGATGATTGTGTCTTCCCACCTTGCTCAAATGCGAACATTCATGCTTCGAAGAGGAATTGAATTCTTCTCAGAGCAAGATTCTTATGGCAAGCGCAGAGACTTTCTAGCACGTGTTGTTGAAGAGAACATGCTAGAAATGAAATATGACAGTATTGTCGATTATTTCTTGTGTGATGGTCAAGGTCTGTTTTATTTCAGACCATCTGGTGAAAGTTATCAGATTTTATATTTTCCACAAGACAGCTATAGGGCATACCGAAATCAGACTGGTGAGCTTGAGTCAGTAGTTCTGGTTTATTCCTTTAACGTTCAACAGAGCTATGGATTAGCCGATAACTACCCTTCTGCCAATGGCAAGCCCGGTAAAAAGAAGTGGATTCAGCTAAAAGTTTTTAAAGATCGTATTGAACAAACCATCTCTGACGAGAAGATAGAGTTTGCTAACGAAATGGGTGCCATGCCTATGGGCAACCCAGGTCAAACTGAAGTTTTGACTAATAGTCTGGGCTTTATCCCTGCGGTTGAAGTATTCAACCACATGGATTGCACTGGAGAGGCTACAGGTAACGGTGAATTCGATTGGTTGGCACACCAGATCTTGTATCACGATGAATTGGTGAGAAATATCCGTAAGAACATGAAGTTCTTCGGTAACCCGACGCTTATTTCCAGTAGGCCTAAGCATGACATCGTTGATAGTGGCGATGAAAATTCATTTAGACCTACGATTAGCTCTCAAGCTGGTTTTGCACCGATTGGTGCATCTTCTCGGTCAAGTACTCGTGTAAGTCAACCGTTTGGTGGTGCTTCTCTCGACGGACAGATCAAAGTCCCACGTGTAATCGCAAACCTTGAGCCAACAGACCGCGTTGGGTATATGACTCCCGACAGCGTGTCTGGTGACCAGAACTTATATGTCAAACAGTACAGATCTGAGATCCGCTTGGCATTAGGTGGTGTTGATGACATTGATATCAATACAGCTGCCACTGCGTATGAAATTAAAACGCTTTATGGGCGTGTTGCTGCAACTGCAGAGAAAAAAACAAGAGCATTATTTACATATGGTCTCTGCCGTCTGTTTGCAATGATGATTTATGCAGAAGAGCGTAACTTTAGAGAATCATTTGCCGTAACAATTGGACTTGAAGAGCCAGTATTACCTCTCCCTGAAGAATACCAGGATGAGGAAATGTACAAAAAAGCTGCTGAAAAATATAAGAAGGACTACCGTAAATTCGTTGAGAATCGTGATAATGAGATGCGTGCTAGACTAGATTCAGGTGAGATACCTCCTGGTGTCACTGGCCTCATCCCTGATGGCTCAACAAAAGTCAGCTGGCGATGGATGGGCGAAGTTTTTGAAGAAAGTACTGAAGACATTCTGAATAACAGTATTGTCGTCCGTAACCTTCAAGAATTAGGAGTTGATTCTATTGAAGCTCTTAAATATCTCTTCCCCGGAAAAACTGACGAAGAAAGGGCCGCAATGCTAAGCGGATTTCCGTTCAGGATGGTCCAGCAAACCCAAAGCAGTATTAACAGCTTTATTAGTCTTCTCGGTAGTTTCTATCAATTACCGCATCCACAAATGCCAGATATGCCTCTGGCTTCTGACCCGAACCTTGATATGACAGGGTTCTTATATCGATCTTTAGAATTTTTACGTAAGGAGTTAAGTTACAGTGGAAGTTACAAGCCAGGCGACAGCAACAGCTCCCCAGATGAGCTCAGCAGCGCCGACCAATTACGTGCCGAGCGCGGTCAGCCAATACGCGACGAGCGCACCCCAAACCTCCCAGGTATCACCGGCCCAATCGGTGGCACCGCAGGCACCGGTTTACCAGGCACCGGCCCAGGCCCCGCAGGCTTCGGCACCTCAGAGCAATCCATGGCAGCAGGCGTTTCAGGCCCTGAGCGCAAGCCTGAATACGTCCAGCCCCTCCCAGGCCCAGGTTTCACCCTCGGCTTACCAAGTGACGCCAACCCCGCAGGCAACTACACAACCCAGTTGGGCTTCAATGGCGCAATCGGTAGCCCCGACTTCGCAGCCCCAAGTTTCAACCCAGGCGTTTTCGGAAGCAGAGGTCAGCCAGCTGGTACAGCAGGCGGCTCAGCAAGGAGCAAGCCAGGCTCAAGATCAGTATCTAAGCGGAATCAGCAACGAAAGTCTTGAGGTTCTTGAGCACTTCGGCGCAGAAGCTCCTGCTCTCCTGAATACCTATGCCTGTGCTGTTGAGGATGCTCTGATTGAGCAGGTTCAGCGTGGCAACGATGTAGTCACCAGTCTTGAAGCTTCCTTAGAGCAAAACGGTGCCATGAACACCATGCTCACCAACCCTGATGTACTTGCTGACTATGTCAACGAGTTCTTTGGTCCTACTGGTCCCTACCCGACTGAGACTGCTGAAGAGACCAACGTCCGTGAGCAAACTGAAGCCCGTGCTCAGTTCGAAGCTGAAATCCAAGCTCAAGAGCAGGGACAAGTTCCCCCGAACTTCCAGCGTCCTCAAATGGAGATGCCTACTCCTGGCCGCCAAGAGAACGTCGCTAACGATTTCTGGGGCTCCTTCAGTCAGATGATGGACAGCAATCCTGAGCAAGCTTGGCAGTACCTCTCCCAAGCTCCCCAAGGTGCTCTTCAGGCCAAAGCCCTTATTTCTGATATGTGATGGGTTACAACTCTGGCGCTAGAGCGAGAGAACTAGGCATCGGCTCTTCGGGGTCGTTGCCTTCTAATCCTGATTTGGATTATGTGTTCCACGGCAAGATTACTCCTCAAATTCTTGAGAAGGTTCTAGGCCGTAAGCCTACGACAGAAGATATTGAAACTGCTATTCAGCTTGCATCTAGACCTGAAAACAAGAATTTAGATATTTTTGTCAAAGAGCTGCTAGGTGTAGGAGGCGAATACGCACTTAAAAATAAAGCCCCTGATAACAATACTCAAAGAATGGCCGGTCAAGTGCTTGCTGGTTCTGGTGGACTCGCAGCATTGTTAGCAGCTATCGACTATGCAGATGGACCTGAACAAGGTCGTATTTAATTTGCATACAATATAAGTAACAACAAAAGCTCATAAAGATGATTAACCCTGCTTTAGCTCACGCTCATTTAAATAAAGGCGAAGTGGGTATGGTTCAGCCTACGCCTCTGATTAATAACAGCTTGGATACAGGTACTCCCAGCAAAGTTGCTTTGAACCCTCAGCAACAAATTAGTGCACAGCAACTCATGACCAAGGTTGGTCAAGATGCCGATACCGCAGTTATTGGCAAGATTGCTGAACAAGATGGTGCTATGCGGACTGCACAGCTACAACAGTCTCAAGCACAACAAGATGCCGAGCAAGCAGTTTCTACGATGATTTATGCTAAGTACGGTGCTAATTCTGCAACAGCATCTTTTGCAAATCCTGGTGAAGCAGAACGACGAGGCGTCAGTGTCATGCAGCAATTAGGCATGAAAAATGCGATGAGTTAATAATCTAAATTGATAGAATTAGTAGAGAATAATTAGTACGGTATTGTGAATAGTAGAAAGGCTGGCGAATTTGCTAACGATCCAGAAATCTTTCAAGCTATTTGGAAGCACCTGAAATCTGATGGTGTGGAAGATCAAGCAGCCAATCATCTGACTGCTGAGATGATCCACCATGGTGATGACTTTGAAAGCTCTATTGAGGCGTACGAAAGAAATCTGAGTAACTATAAAGAACGAGGATATAACGAGCATGCTGCTCAAGCAATGGCAGTTGAGTCACTCGAATCAGAAAATAAGCCCAGCGAAAGTGTTAGATTCGCAGGAATATATGGTTGATAATTTGACTATTCACTGATAGAATTAAGTATCAGTGAAGATTGAATATGTCACAAGTGAAGAGTTCTGGAGATTCTGTTCGCTCCTATTTGCGCGACATTGGCCGAATCCCACTTCTAGAACATGATGAAGAGATTTTGCTTGGTCGAAAAGTACAACGTTTGATGGAAATCAAAGCGTGCGAAGAGTTAGCAAGTACAGCTACAAAAGACGATTTGGCAGGAGTTCTAGGAATGACTGTCAAAGATTTAAAGCGTGAAATCCGTGAAGGCAAGAAAGCTAAGGACAAAATGGTGACAGCAAATCTGCGTCTTGTTGTGTCAGTAGCTAAGAAATATACAAAACGGAATATGGATTTGCTTGATATTATTCAAGAGGGAACTATTGGACTTGTAAGAGGTGTTGAAAAATTTGACCCAGGTCGTGGCTATAAGTTTAGTACTTATGCATATTGGTGGATTAGGCAAGGGATTACTCGTGCAATCGCTGAAAAATCGAGGGCGATTCGGCTACCAATTCATGTTACAGAAAACCTCAACAAGCTTAAGAAAGCCCAGCGTGAATTAAGTCAAATGAATGGTGAGATTCCAAACGTATTTGAACTGTCTGAATACTTAAATTTGAGTGTTGATGAGATTAAAGATTTGATGTGCAAGGCTCGTCAACCAACATCTCTCGAAATCAAAATTGGAGAAAACCGCGATACCGCTCTAATCGATCTGCTTGAAGATAAATCTCAGCTACCCGATCTATTGCTTGAGCAGCAGTTCATTAAAGAGGATATTCGAGAACTCATTAGTGATCTACCTGAAATGCAAGCCGCTGTAATTAGCATGCGATACGGCATTGGTGATGAAATGCTTGAGCCAATGTCTATGACAGCAATTGGTCAGATTTTAAATATGAGCAGAGACCGTGTAAGGACGCTTGAACACAAAGCCCTTAAAGGATTGAGAGAGCAATCAGAATGCGTCAGTGACTATGTTTAATACAATAGAAGAAAGTAAGATCGTGCAGCATGAACGTTACACAGGAAATCTTAAAGCACGATCAGAGTTATTCTGCTAGTGATAATACCAACCCAGATCGCTATGCATCTGGGAAGGTTTTGAATTATGCAAATGGTGCAAGCATCACCAAACCAGACGTAGAAGAAATAAGCGTTGTCCCATACAATCTTCACTACGAAGATTCTGTAGGATTGTTTGGTGTAGAGAACTATTTCTTACGAGTAAACCTGAATGTTGTTGGTGATATTGTTCTGGCTGAATACATGGAGCCAGGGTATAACGCAGCAAAGATTGATTTGTTCGATACCTCAGTATCACCAAGCTATAACTTAGCTGCAAAGGATGACGATGCACCTGAGAATGATACTGGATGGAACAGTGCTGCTACTCCCGCATTGACTTTGCCTGATGTAGGCACTGAAACTTATTTAAGTGTAGAAATTGTTAATCACGAAACAGGTAATATATACAACGACAATCATCTTGATGTACGCCTTTACACAAGTGATCATGAAGAACATCCATACGATGTAATGTTCATCAAACCAAAAGATCACTTCTTTGTTGGTGTTCATGCGAGAAATACTCGCAGACTTCCCTACAACATTGAAGTAAAAATTGGAGAAGAGTATAGCCCGCTTGAGTCAATTACAAATAAGGCTCAAATCATGAAGAGTAACGACCGACCTAGCTATTAATCTTCAAGTTTTTTCTTAATAGGTTTTTTTGAGAGCTTAACTGTAGGGACAGGAGAAGGTTTGGTATTTACGATAGGAGTAGTTTTTGTAGACTTAACTGCAACAGCTTTTTTAGGCTCTACTCCTGCAGGCTTCTCAGAAGATCCTTGAGGTTTGACAGTCATAACCTTGCCACCGCTCATTGTCGGGAGAACGTAGTGCTCAATTAAACCCAGATCACGAGTAAAGAGTGCTGCACGAGTAATGCCCTTTGCACCATAAAAAGCAAAATTAAGCTTTCCATCATGGTCAATACGCACATGCGTTCCATTTCCTGAAGCGACAGCAAGCTTCAAAACTTCTCCATTAGCAGTAACTTCAAAAATAGTGCAGTCAACATACTGAACACCATTAGTAGCGTGCCACCATTCTTTGATTTTATGAGTATCACCACCTCGCTTAGGACGGGTCAACCGCAGTTCTTTGCCAGTGTGCTTACTTACGTTTTTTACACCAGTAAGAATAAGACTATCAGCCATTTTCGCGATTACAACTTTCTTCTATTTTAGTCCATTTAAGATTACCAACGATGTTGTTATCTTTTTGACCATCTACATGACGAACTCTGCTACATGTCTTTGTACGACCGGGCAGTGATAATGGGGGTTTTAAAAATGCAAGCGCTACAAGTGTATGAACTGCTGCAGTAATTGTTTTCTTTCTTCCTATTCGTTGTGTGAGGTTAACCTGCATATAGCCATTCTTATTCTTCCGTTGCTTTAATATTTTCTCGGATCTTCCTTTAGTGCTTTTGATTTGTCCCTTGCTGTTTATATAGTATTCAATACAGCATTCATAGCCCGGTAAAGTATGAATCGGAGTCCATTCATTGTCGTCGATAAATTCCATCGTTATTAACCACAAAATATTGGGGTATATATTCTAAAGTATAGCAATAACTACTAATATCGTTATATGTGTCTAAGTCGAAGACACTTATAAACCTTTTTAGCTTACGGAGTTACGATCCTATGTGGATTGATAATGATTTTCCGAAGCTTCTTGGTGCAGAGCTTTATCGTCCCCACCCGGCTTACATCATTGAGATGGCAGTTGAGCCGGTTGTGGTACACGACTTCTCTAAGCAACCCGGTCAAACAGTTCAGTTAGACCGTTACCGCTTCTGGGGTAAGCCCGGCACTAAGGAGTCCCGTGAGCGGACAGCCGATCAAACACTTGGATCCGCCTCCGCACGCAATATCGTCAAGGACAAAGTGCTGGTGACTCTCCGTGAGTACACCGGTCCTGCTGACTCCCGCGATTCCTCTCAGCCTTCCACCTTCAAGGTGGCTCGCGAAACTCTGATTACCGCTCAGCGTCTGCTGCTGGATACCGGCAACCTGAACGTGTTCCATCAGAGCATCGGTTCTCTGACCTTGCTCGACGACTATCGCCGCTGGCGCGATCGGGTGTTCGCTAACGAACTCCTGAAAGCAGAAGCTGCTGGTCAAGCAAGCAAAGATCAAGGTGGTTACTACCTGCCTGGCGGTAAAGCCAAAGGTGGTTCCGGTGGCACCCTCGGCGTTACCTACGCCGCTGGCGAATCCGCCAAGTTCGATGTGAAGACCGACCTTCTGGAAGTTGTCAAGGACATGCGTAAGCGCAACGTCCCGACTTTCGCTGATGGCTACTACCGCTGCATCGTGGATCCGACCGCGATGATGCACCTGCGCCAGAACGCTGACTTCCGCGAGATCGCTCGCTATCCGGGCAACGGCATGATTAACCCCATGCAGCCCAACCAGGCTCCCAACGCCAACTTCTACCAAGGCATGGGTCCTGCTTACGGTCAAGCTGGCTTTGTTGCTGGTCAACCCGTTATGCCTACTGGCTTCCTCTTCGAGGGTGTCCGTTGGTTCGAGTCCACCAACCTGCCCGAAACCTCTTACAACCTCGTGGTGACTGACGAGAGCAGCTCTGCCGCTGACTACACGGCATCTCAGCTGATCTTCTTCGGCCCTCAGGCTGTTGGCGTGGGTATTGGTGGTAACAACGCTCAGATCTTGCTGAATAACAACGACGACTTCAGCCGTTTCATCATCATGATCTGGAGCCTGTTCGCCGGTTTTGAAACTCTGAATAGAGATTTCATTACGGTTGGTTACTCTTTCGTTTATTGATAGGAGGTAACTAACAATGTCCGTAATTTTCCCCGGTAATTATGTTTCTCACCTGAACGCATATCGCGAGCAGGGTGTTGAAGCTATCCCTGGTGTTGAGTTCTACCGTGCCGTTGGTGCACTGGTCCTCGATCCTGACAATGCAGGCACTCTGTCTGGCGGCTCTCTTGCTGCTGGCACCTATGGCCTGAAGATCTTGTCTCCTGACCTGCGTCAAGATGACAAGCCTCGTACTGATAAGACCTTCGTAATTCCTAAGAATTCCGTTGTCTATCGCACAGCTGTCTCCGCCCCTGGTGTGAAAGCAGCTGCTTCCGGTAACACCATCAAGATTGTCGCTCTCGGCGGCAACGCTCCTGGTAACACCGGTAGTGAAGTAACGCTGACTGCAGCAAGTGATCTCTTCTTCCCTGCTGCTGGCGCTACTTCTCCAATGCTGGGTGTACTGAATGGCACTGCTGTAAGCACTTCTGCTGATACTGCAGTCCAGGTCGTCACCTCTGCAGGCTTCACCGCTGAGCAGAACCCCTCTGCTGGTGCTGACCGTAAGAGCCCTTCCGCCATTCTGGTTGAAGTCTGCTACTACCGTGCAGCCTCTGCTCCTGACGCTGAAGATGCTCATATTCCTTATGGAATTGAAGCTGGTCAAGGTACCTGATTTATATAATCAGCATCAAGAGCGTCTCTTCGGAGGCGCTTTTTTTGTGCCTATAATAAGATTAGGTATACCCCAAAGATATGTCCGACCACAAGTTATTTCAAGACACCAAGACAGGTAAGTTGGTGGAATTTGTTACTCAGCACGATAAAGAGTTTGCAATGGTTAAAGACGCTGCAGGTGGCGTTACTTTTATGATGCTTGATCAACTAGTTCCTTATGATCCTCAAAAAGGACGTATGGCAAAGATCGCTCCTGTAGAACAAGAAGCGCCGGAAGAGCAAATCCCTCAAACTGTTGTGCCGATTGAAGATACTCGCTTAAACTTAAATGCTGCTCCTGCAGAACAAATTGCTAAAAGACTGCCTGGTGTTGGCTTTGCTACCGCCAAGAAGATTGTTGAACTACGTATGTCATTGAGCGGCGAAAGGTTTGCCAATCTCAAACAGCTAGAAAATATTCCCCGAGTCAATTGGGATCAACTGATTGAAGAGGACTTGATCTTTATTAGTTAAACTAGTGATATAAAAGTAGAAGTGTAGTAATGGCTATTAGTATTGAGGAAGCTTTACTAGCAAAGGCAGCACAAGACGAACAAGATCGTATTAGCCCTGGCAGTTCTACAGCACTTGGTGCTGGTCTTGGTGCGTTAACAGGAGCTACCGCTGGTGCAGTTCCTCATGCTGCTGGACTGCAGATAAATAAATTGAAAGACAGGTTAGCGGCAGGACAGGGGTTAGTCCCTGCTCCTAATACTGGAATGCGAGGCATTCGTAATGCTGTTCGCCCTGGTACACGTTTTGCTGGCGGATTGGTTGGAGCAATCTTGGGTGGTGGATTAGGAGCTGGAGCACGTCAAGCAATGATGGAAAACTCTCCCGCCGCAACACTACTTGCAAAGATTCAGATGGGTGAAGAGCTGACTCAAGTTGAAAAAAGCATGCTTCAAAACGAGCTTGCCAGTACTTACAGCAATATCACCCAAGGAGTTGCCTGATGGAACTAGACGATTATCTGAAATCTAAAGTTCGATTTCACCTTGGCTTCAATGCCGGTGCCCAGATACCTGCTGGTGATCGATCAAGATTAGAAGAAGCAATGTCACTTATCCCAGATGATTACTGGTATGAGCAGATCAACTATCATATCAAACGTTGTGATATCGCATGGAAAGCAAGTGCAGCTATTCCTGACGACTATTTTGATGATAATGGTAGCAGAGTATTGAATCCATCTCGGCAAGAGATTATTTCTGGTGATGTAAGCCGAACAATCAGTACCTCAGATCCACTCAAAGGTGATGAGTATTTCAGAGAAATCTATTTGAGAGAAATTGATCGTCTTGCGGAAAGCCTTTACGTACCAAATTATCGTCGTCCTGAAGTACGTCGATATGCGTTTGAAAGATCAGGTGCTGAATTTATTATGGCTGTACCCGGTCCTGCAGATACAGCAGTCGGTACTCGCATGATGCTCAGCACTGATTGGTCTTAAGTGTAGAATAGGTTTAGGCTATTTAAATAAAATCATGTATGCCGTAAATACTCACGGTGCTCATAAAATTACAATGAATAGTCAGGAATCTGACTATCAAGAAAGACTTAGGCAAGCCAGAGCTCAAGGCGATGGGAATCCATATACCAGTGGTATACAGCCTGTAGTGAATCAAGCGCCAGCTCCTGAAACAGTGCCTACTCCGCCTGCATCCCCAGAACAAAACTCTGTGGGAACTGACAAGTTAGATCAACGCCTTGCACTTTATGCAAAAGCTGCTGGTAATGCTGACTTTAGTAATAATGATCGTTCTGAAACCATGAGGATTGCATAATGGCTAGATCTAAAGTTCAACAAAATTCTATTGCGCTCGACCCCAATCGAGAGAAGCTATCAATCAATATGTCGGTCACTCCTGGTGATCCAACAACTCAGATGAACAATCCTGGCAATGTCACCAGTTTTGGTCCTCAGCTGAGTGCACTCCCAGGTCCTGACGGAAGAGTTGTGAATGAGTTTCCTTATGGTGATAAAGGTTTGATGAGTGCATCACAGCTTGGTGTTGATGGTGGTGATATCAACCCCGCATTTGTCCCTCGTTCTCCAATGCCAAACCAAGGATCAGGAACTATGCGTGGGCATCAGCGGAGCACACTTGCGCTGTTTGCTGCACCTACCCCACCGGCAGAGATGATGCAAGCAAGTCGAATGAACATGCATCCGTCTATGCAGGGCAAGCCTCAAAGTTTTATGGGTCTTACTGGTCAGCCTGCAAATGTTCAAACTCCACCGGGTTTTAACGCTGGTCAAGGAACGCCTTTACCGACCATGGAACAATACGCAGGTATGGCAATGACGCCAGGTGCGACTAAGCAAACAAAAGGAAAGAAAGGAGGTAAAGCGTAATGGCTTCAACATCTACTAATAAGCAACCACTTCTGGTTGACCGAGTACTGCATGAAATTGTTGACCTTGCTGGTGCAACAGT